TTTTTGTTTTTTTTTTTCAAGCAGAAGACGGCATACGAGATTGGTCAGTGACTGGAGTTCAGACGTTGCTCTTCCGATCTGAAAAATTGAGATGTTGTGCCTAAGTCACCAACAGAAGAGTAATCTTTGATAACCAAAACTTCCTCACGGTGTGTCATATATTCATCCACAAATTCATTATCGTGTACCGTTTCGGTAGAGCCTACACCATCTGGCTGTGTATAATTTTCCAAATAGTCAAAGTGGTTATAATCTACAGGTAAATATGATCTGTTGATAAAGTCCAACTGAGATACACGTCTCTTGTAAGCGCCATCTTTGATATCTCGACTAGTATTTACATGCTCAGGAAATTCAAATTCCAATATCTCCTGCATCAATCTAGTTTGCTGTAAGTTATCTCCACCACCATCTTCACCGTAAGAGGCTTTTGAACTGTATTGATATCTCAATTCTCCAGGCGCATTAGGAATACCTTCTGTGAAGCCTGCATTCAAATCATCGTGTGAGGTGAAGAAAAACCCCTTTCGAGTTTCAAAAAATCTAATCATCTGAGTGGAGTTTCGAAAGTCGGAAACAACCGCACGTCTACATAGGAAATCCATAGCCGCTGTTGGCGAGAATTTAGGTATTACCAGAGTGTGTTTACCTTCCGTCTCAATGGTTTCCAACAATTTCTTTTTAGGATTACCATTGCCGAAATAATCTTCAAATATCGTGTCAACCATTTCTGATATTTTTTTGTCATTAAATCCACGTTGCAGCATGGTCATATCAGAAACGTACTTGTCTATAGATGCAAAATTTATTTTGTAGCTTATGATGGTATCTGAGGCATTTTTGGAATCAGTAATGGTATTCACACCATAAATTACCATCTCATCTCTATGCTCTTTTTTGAAAAAATCTCTGTAGCGTATCACTAGAATTTCTTCACCCTTCAAAGGAAAGTCATACAATGCGCCTACAGAATCATAAATTTCCGCCGAACCGGATAGATAAGGCGTTCCCATGTTCTCTTTTATATTGAAACTGTAGACCAGATTTTTCAACTCAGCTTCTTTGCCGGTTTGTATATTCAATATTCTGAATTCTTCTAGAGCATAAAAACCCGCTACACCGAAATTATCAGCCATTCATCAAATCCTTTATCTCGTTTGTCAGTTTGCCTAGATATTTCCTATCTATCAAATTGATCACACGTCTGTTTTCATTAATTTCATTCTCATAGTCATAATAACGCACGGCAGTCCACTCTGATGTATTCAAGTTTGGATCAAGAGTATAAGTATCAACAGATATCAAATCCTCATTTTCATCCGTATTCTTATAGTGAACAATATTATCGGTGATCAAAGTATTTTTGGTCCAATCTATAACTGGATAACCTGTTGTGTTGGCCATATCGGCATACTTTTTCATTATGAAGGCATTAAACTGCTCATAATTCAAAGGCCAATCATAATAGGGATCAACCATACCAGTTGAAATGTAGACAACCCATGTATGCTCTACACCACCATAATAGTATTGGGCCACATCTTCCGGTCTATCATCATCCACAATAGTATATGGAAGAAAAGCGTAGTTATCGTCTAACGTAGTTCTTTTGAAATCCACTCTACGGGTTATATCGCGGGTGATCTTATCATTGTATGTGACTTTTGGTAGTTTGCTGAAATAAACGGACATATTATTCGTAATCACCTCTTGTGTGTATCTCTTGCTCAAGCAATGAAATGGACAATGTGATCAATGCAGGAGTACCTGTTTTATTTAGTGCAACACCAGAAGGCGCATAATCCACAGAAACATTGGTGATCATACCTTCTTTTATTATGCCGCTGTAGTAGTGATCACTGCGCATTTTGGAACTGAATTCTACTTCCACGCTATCAGGATAACTCAATAGAGCGTGTCTACCAACATCTGATCCGGCTGTAGCTGCTTCATAATCAGGCAAGCTAAGCTTTTTGATATTTTTGATCATATCATGTATATCTTGAGATTCGCTTATACTAGATGGAGAAAGCTGCCAAGTGAAATTGTGTGCTTTCAAATTAACGCCATCAAAATTCAAAGTAAGGTGAGGGTTAACTGTATTACCTTTCGCAATATCCAAAGCTGCACCCGCACCTGGAGCAAAGGAATCAATAGCACCTCTAGCAAAGAATCTATTTGCAGCAAATGCGGACATAATACCATCCGAAATGTTACCTGAGGCTACGGATTTACCCACAGTCTCACTGGCGTTGAAAGCCTTTTCAGCGAAATTTTTGAAGGCCTTTAGTGCGCTAGCCTCTGCATCTGGGTTCTTGGAGCCACGAAAAGCTGTTAATGCTTCACCGCCTATTGAACCAAGTTCTCTACCACCCACGTTGACCTCCGTAGAGTCCAGCATGGTTTGAGGAGGTGGCAAAGCCACGTAAATGTTTGGGACCTTAGTCTTAAAATCGCGAAAGGTGAGTATCATGTAATGCTCACCTATATTGGCAGGATATTGATATTCTCTCACCTGTCTTTTGGCTTTCTCATTCGCCATCAATGATTGAATCGTGGCCATTATTTTTTTACCTTCCTTTTGTTTCGTATGCCTAGTTCATTTTCGGTCATGATAATGAATTCCCAATTCCTTTTTTCACAGAATTTTCGTGCTGCGGCCCACTTCGCCGTATTTCTACCCCACTCTCTCATCTCATATAAAGAACTTTTGGTGGGTTTACCTTTTTTCGTTTTCTTCATAGTAGGCTGTACAGTTTGATAAGCTGGTTTAACCTCAATCATAATCACCTTTGGATCATTCTTCTTTTTCATTAGAACATCAGGATAGTATCTGTGTCTTCTGTTATCCAATGGACTCACGTAATTGACAGACATTTCCTCAGAAGCCCACCACTCAACATCCTCATGAGCATCCAAACGCCTAAACAATTTCAATTCATAAGAACTTCGATAGATTATGTTAGTCGAATTACCTTTGTATTTATGTGGATTATTCGGTTTAAATACACCTTGCTTTGTTCTCATGAAATGCTCACCGTTTGTATAAATAGATAGTAATGGTATTTATAGAGGTAAGATATGACTGCTAGAATTTTTGATGAAATTCTCGTTAAGGGTATTCGACAAGGCCAGATTCCCGCCCGAGAAAAGGAATCAAGAACGTGGTTTAGAAATGCAGCAAAGAAAACTGGTCGCGGCGTGAAAGCTGAATCAGTTATCAAAGGTGCAAATAAAGCAAGATATACTAACAATCCAACTTTTGGTGAAATGTATCTCTATGCGTATGACGCTAAACACAAAGCCACCTTGCCTTACTGGGACAAGTATCCCTTGGTGTTTCCATTTTCTACCGCAAAGGGTGGATTTTTGGGACTAAACGTGCATTATCTACCATTGATATACCGTGCAAGACTCATGGATGCTCTTTATGATAATCTATCAGATCAAAGGTTTGATGAAAAAACAAAAGTGAAAATGAGTTACGAAATTTTGAACAGTGCTGCTAAGTACAAGTATTTTAAACCATGTATTAAACACTACCTTTGGAAGAATTTGAAAAGTAGACCAGTTAAAATCTACTCATCAGAATGGGATGTTGCTCTATTTCTACCACTACAAAGCTGGCAGAATGGAACCCAAGCCAAAGTGTGGAAAGATTCACGCAGAATTATTAGAGGATAACATGGCGTTCAACATAAATGAATTTAGATCGGTAATACACCAAAAGGGTGTTGCCAAAAATAACCTATTTGAGGCGCTAGTAGTGCCTCCTTCCGGCATTCAAGGCGGAGACGTTCTAAAGTATGAATGTGAATCCGCTTCTATACCTGATCTAGGTGTCAATGTTGAGAATGTGAAACCTCACGGCTTTGGTCATGGTGTTAATCGACCTGTTAGTGCGCAATTCCAAGACCTTCAATGCAATTTCATTGTGGATGGAGAGTTTAGCGCAAAGGAATTCTTCTATGCGTGGATGCAGGAGGTGGTTAATTACGATAATAGCAATTATGGCGTATCTACTAATGGTCTTCTACCTTATGAATTTGGCTTCATGAATGATTATGCAGGTAGTGTGAACATTAAAGTTTGGCCTGACAATAAGGAGGATAAGTACTATGAGCATAAGTTCGGTAACGCTTATCCTGTGAATATAGGCAGCGTTGAACTATCTTGGGCTAATGAGGCGGAGATAATGATATTGCCGGTAACTTTTGCATATAACATCTATTCCAACAGTACAATACATTCATAATATGAGGACATAATATGACACTACCAATAATTGAAAAACCAATATTCGAATTGACCATACCTTCCACAATGGAGAAAGCGAAATACGTACCATTCACTGTGAAAGAGGAGAAAATTCTTCTAATCGCACAAGAATCCAATGATCTACACCAAGTCATTAATGCCATTAAACAGGTTGTGAAAAACTGTTTTCCGGATACTAAAACAGAAGAATTGGCGCTATTCGATTATGAGTATATGCTACTACATCTTAGATCAAAATCAGTGAATAACGGACTGGAATTCACGGTAGAAGATAAAGAGACGGAAGAGAGAATTAAACTTGAACTAGACTTGAATAGTGTGGAAGTAACCAGAAAAGAAGGTCATGACCGAGTGATTGAATTGGATGAAAATACACACATCCATATGAATTATCCACAATTCAATATTCTGGAAAAAATGAATGAGGCTAAACCGGAAGATAGAGAAGTGATATTGTTTGACGCTATGCTTGAATGTATTGGTCAAATTATTATAGGTGATCAAGTCTTGAAATTAAGTGACTACTCAAAAGAGGAAACAACTCGATTCCTTGAAAGTCTTTTGGGTGTACATGTGGAAAAAATTAAGACGTTTTTCAATACTATACCTAAATTGAGAATTGAAATACCTTACAAGAATAAGAATGGCACAGAAGTTACTTTTGTGGCGGAGGGCACCGAAAGTTTTTTTCTTTGATGCTGTGTCATAATAACCTATATGGGTTTTACAAAATGATGTTTGTATTGATACAGCAAGAGAATTTCAACTTCACACTAGGTGATTTGGAGAATTTGATGCCTTTCGAAAGAGATATATATGCGGACCTATTACAGGTTCACTTGGCGGAAAAAGCTGAGGAAAGAAGGAGAGCATCATGAGTGTGGAACTACTAAGAAAAAAGGAGACCGAAGGCTGGTTCAAATCCAAATGGAGACCCGCTCTTGGTTGGCTTTTTTGTATCATTATCGCATTTGATTTTCTGGTTGCGCCTATATTCTGGACTCTAGTTCAGGTTTACTATGTTGGTGAGATAACACAACAGTGGTCATCCATGACGCTATCAGAAGGCGGTCTTTTCTATCTGTCTATGGGTGCCATTCTAGCTGTGACTGCCTGGTCAAGAGGTCGCGAAAAAATAGCGGGTGTGGCTGGCGATTATTATCCTCCGAATCCTTATGGCGTTAGTCGCGAAATGTATCATGAGGAGCAATACCCTTATACGCAAGAAAACGGAGACGATCGAGAAATCTAATGGAAGAAGATAAGGCACTGGGTAGTATGCCACCTGAAAGAATGAAATCAAAAGTTTTGCGGGAAGATATTGAAAATCAGAATATTGTGCTCAAGGCATTGAACGAGCATGTGAAAACCGTAAAGGAAACAACGGATACTGTGGAAGAGGAACGCAGAGCTCAAGATGATAATAAACTAG